CAGCCTCGATCTTCGGATGCGTCGTTTCCTTGGGTCCGGACACCTACAAAGATTTCAACAAATTCCCAAGCGGGCCTTGGTGCAAGACCGGCGACTGGGTCGTGTTCCGCTCTTACTCCGGCACACGCCTTAAGATCGAAGGGCAGGAATATCGCTTGATCAACGACGATACGGTCGAGGCCGTGGTCGATGATCCGCGCAAGATCGAAAGGGCATTCTGATGGCAAAGCCTCTCCACTCGGATTTCATCGAGGAAGACGACGAGGAAGCCTCCCCCCAGAAAGAGGACAAGTGGTCGCCGCCAGAGATGACGGAGATCGCTACCCAGCCGGTGGCCGGGAAGGACAGGGGACAACCGGTTGAAGTCGAGGTCACCGACGACACCCCCGAAGGGGATCGTGGTCGCTGGGTGGCTGACGACAAACGGGATGGCGAGCCGGACGTTCCCGGCGACGAGGAAATCAGGGGCTACGCCAAGGGCGCGCAGAAGCGCATCCAGCACATGACGGCCCGCATCCATGCGGAGCGGCGTCGGGCCGACGAGATCGCCCGCGAGCAGCAGGAGGCGATCAATCTCGCCAGACGGCTGATGCAGGAGAACAACGCCCTCAAGGACTTCGTCCACAAGGGCGAGCAGGTTCTCATGGGCGAGCATCGTGGCAGGCTTCAGTCGCTGGTCGATAGCGCCAAGGTTGCCTACAAGGAAGCCCACGATGCCGGTGATGCCAATGGCATGATCGCGGCACAGGAACAGCTTGCCTCGGCAATCGCCAAGATGGAGCGGGCTGCGGCGCAGCCGCGCATGAATCTTCCGAAGGAAGACGAATCGATCTTCAATCGGGCGGCGCAGGGACAGCCGCAGCAGCATCAGCCCGATCCGGACGCGGTGAAGTGGGCCGAGAAGAACAAGTGGTTCGGGCGCGACGATGCCATGACCGGCTACGCGCTTGGCTTCCACAAGCAGCTTGTCGAGCGGGACGGCGTGTCCCCCGACCAGCCTGAGTATTACACGCGTCTCAATCAGGAGATGCGCAAACGTTTCCCTGACCGCTTCAGAGGTCAGGGCAACGGTGCAATGCCGGAACGCAGGACAGCTTCGCCAGTGGCGGGCGTCTCGCGAACCGGAAACGCCGCTCCCCGTCGCGTCCAGATCACGGAGAGCCAAGCGCGCCTAGCCAAGCGGCTGGGACTTACAGTCGAACAATATGCGCAACAAATTGTTGCCGAACAGGATCAAAGAGATGGCCGGACCTTCACGCACTCCTAGAGAACAGGAAACCCGTGAAGCGGCTGAAAAGCCGAAATCATGGACGCCATCCTCGCTCCTGCCGAAACCTTTGCCACAGGTCGGATACCAGTTCCGCTGGATCAGGACTTCGTACTTCGGCAAGGGCGACAACAAGAATGTCTCTGCCCGCATCCGTGAGGGCTGGGAGCCTGTAAAAGCCTCCGAAGTTCCGGAGCTTCAGATCATGTCCGACAAGGACAGCCGCTTCCCCGAAAACGTGGAAGTCGGCGGGTTGATGCTCTGCAAGACTGCAACTGAAAATGTGACCGCCCGTAAGGAATATTACGAGAAGCGTGCCGCAGACCAGATGGCAACGGTAGACAATAGTTTCTTCCGCGAAAACGACCCGCGTATGCCGCTCTCCAGACCGGAGAGGAAGACGCGCACCACATTCGGCACTGGCGAGTAACGCTCGCTTTTCATTCCCCCACAACCGAAACCACAGGAGAAAGAGATGCCAACAGTCGCGTCTCCCTATGGTCTTCGTCCCAGCACCATGCAGGGCGGTCAGGTCATGACGCACGGAATGCGTCTGATGCCGATCACCCTGAATTACGCCACCGCGATCTTCAATGGCGATCTGGTCCAGCTAACTTCGGGCCTCATCACCAAAGTGACCGGTACCACTGGCGTCACGCCCATCGGCGTGTTCATCGGCTGCGAATACGAAGACGCTTCGCTTGGCCTGTTCCACAGGGCCTTCTGGCCCGCCAGCCAAGCCATCAAGACCGGCACCACGGCGTGGGCCTATGTGATCGATGACCCGGATGTCCTGTTTGAAATACAGGCAAACGGCGCGGTCACGCAGGCGCAGCTTGGACTGAACGCCAACCTTGTTCAGACCGCCGGTTCCACCGCCACCGGTAAGTCGGCAGTCGCCATGGCGATTGCGGGCATCGCCGCCACGGCAACCTTCCCTCTCAGGATCGTGGATTTCGTCCGCCGTCCTGACAACGTGATTGGCGCTGGGTACACGGACGTTCTCGTCCGTATCAACACCCATGCCAACCGCACAGCCTGAGAGGAGTTGAGCCATGGCTATCTCAAGAGCACAACTCTTCAAGGAACTGCTCCCCGGCCTGAACAAGCTGTTCGGACTGGAGTACGCGAAGTACGAGAACGAGCATACGATGGTCTTCTCCACCGAAAACTCGGATCGTTCCTTCGAGGAAGAGCAGAAGCTTTCCGGCTTCGGCGCTGCCGGGGTTAAACTGGAAGGCGCGGGCATCAACTACGATACGGCCCAAGAAGCTTGGACCGCCCGCTACACCCACGAAACCATCGCAATGGGATTTGCGATCACCGAAGAGGCCATCGAGGACAACCTCTATGACCAGCTTTCGGCCCGCTACACCAAGGCGCTGGCCCGCTCCATGGCCTACACCTAACAGGTCAAGGCTGCCGCAACCCTCAACAATGCCTTCTCCGGCTCCTTTGTTGGCGGCGATGGCAAGTCCCTGCTTGCGGTCGATCACCCGTTGGTGTCCGGCGGCGTCAATGCCAACATCCCGGCAGTGGCCACCGACCTCAACGAGACGGCGCTGGAAAATGCCGTCATCGACATCGCGGCATGGGTGGACGAACGTGGCCTGCTGATTGCGGCACGACCGCGCAAGCTGATCATCGCCTCGGCGGGTCAGTTTATCGCAACCCGCATCCTCCAGACCGAGCTTCGCGTCAGCACTGCGGACAACGACATCAACGCACTGAAGACCAACGGGGCAATCCCGGAGGGCTATGGCGTGATGCACTTCCTGACCGATCCCGATGCTTGGTTCCTCACGACCGACATCCCGAACGGCCTGAAGCACTTCGTCCGTGCGCCTCTCAAGACCGGCATGGATACCGACTTCGACACCGGCAACTATCGCTACAAGTCGAGGGAGAGGTATTCGTTCGGCTGGTCTGACCCCCTCGGCATCTACGGATCGCCGGGAGCATAGTGGAATCTACTCCTCCCAAGGTATCCACTTAGCTTGATTGGGCCGGTTAACCCCGGCCCAATTTTTCCGCATCTTCGCCCAGCCCTCAACCTCGTTGCGAAAGGTATCCCTCCATGGCACGCACCAGTTTCTCCGGACCTGTTTATTCAGAGGCAGGCTTTATCAGTGGCTCGTCCGGCGGCACCACCACGCTCCCCAGCTACACGGTTACCACCCTGCCGCCGGTAACTCCGGCTGGGCAGCTTATCTATGTCAGCAATGCCGCAGGCACTCCCACCATCTGCTACTCCAACGGCACCAACTGGCTGCGTGCCGACACCGCCGCCATCGTGACCTGAGGGAAGAGCCGCCATGCACACCATTGTTCCGGCCAGATCGTGGAAGGTCGTCACTCCGCACGACAGCACCAACATGGCCGCTGGCTGTCAGGGCATCTATGTCGGCGGCGCTGGCAATGTCGCTCTGGTTGGGGATGACAATGTCGCCGTCACCTTCACGGCTGTTCCTGTTGGCACCTTCATTCCCTGCCGCGCCAAGCGGGTGAACGCCGCCCTCACCACTGCCACTCTGATGGTAGCGCTCTACTAGGAGGAACCTTATGCCGCTCAAGAAGGGCAAGAAGGCTATCCCCGAAAACATCAGGACCGAGATGAAGCATGGCAAGCCGCAGAAGCAGGCGATTGCCATCGCTCTCCGCACCGCTAACGTGCCCAAGAAGAAGGGCAAAAGAAAGAGGGTCATTTGATGGCTGAAAAAGGCAAACTCAACCCCAGCGATCCGCAGACGCAGAAGGTCGCGAAGATGGGAAAGGCGATCAGCGAAGACATCGACAAGAGGTCCGGTAAGACCATTTCGAGCGCTAAAGAGACGCTTAAGCGCATGAAGAAGACGGCTGGCTACAGCAAGGGCGGCAAGGTCGGCGGAAGGAAGAAGTACATCTGATGGCTACATCCGGCACCGCCGCCTTCAATCTCGACATCATCGATATAATCGAGGATGCCTATGAGATTGCTGTCGGTGAGGCCAAGGGTGGCTACGATTTAAAGACGGCGCGAAGATCGCTCGACCTACTCACTAAGGAGTGGGGAAATCGTGGTCTCAACATGTGGACGATGCGGCAGGGCATGGTCAGCGTGACCGCAGGCGACAACAGCGTCACACTGCCAAATGACACTATCGACATACTGGATGCGGTCTGGAGGACTGGTTCCGGCACCGCCCAGAACGATACGACCCTGACTCGTATCAGCGGCAGTCAGTGGACGGCAATCGCCTACAAGAACCAGACAGGAACCCCGACGCAGTTCTACGTGCAGCGCGTACAGCCGCCATTGCTCAAGCTG